TTGGAGAAAACGACAAGATGAACTTCTAGGTGATCCTAGAATGGCAGCACAAGAATGTGACTGTGACTTCTCAACTTCAGGTGAAACAGTATTCTACCCAGAATGGATTGAATTTATCTCTCAAACTACTATTAAAGAACCTCTAGAAAGACGAGGTGCAGATAAAAACCTATGGGTTTGGGAACCTGCCTCTTATACTCGCGATTACATGGTAGTAGCTGACGTGGCTAGAGGTGATGGTAGAGACTTTTCGGCTGCTCACGTAATGGATATTGAAACTAATACTCAAGTAGCTGAATATAAAGGACAGTTATCACCAAAAGAATTTGGACATTTTCTTGTAGGCCTAGCCTCAGAATACAATAATGCCTTATTAGTAGTAGAAAATGCTTCTGTAGGTTGGGCTACTATTGAAACTATTATAGAACGTGGTTACCAAAACTTCTATCAGTCACCTAAGAGTGATCAATTAACAGCTGAGTCGTATTTTAACCGATATGAATTTAGTAGCAATTTAACACCTGGTTTTACAATGTCCCTAAAAACCAGACCTCTAGTAGTAAACAAGTTTAGAGAATATGTTGGAGATCATTCTGTAACAATTCAATCAAAACGTTTATTAGAGGAAATGAAAGTATTTGTTTGGAAAAACGGACGTCCAGAAGCACAGGGAGGATACAATGATGATTTGGTAATGTCTTTTGGTATAAGTCAATTTTTAAGAGACACCTCACTTAAATTCCAACAACAAGGTCTAGACATGACTCGTGCTACTTTAGGTAATATGACAAAAACCCAAGGAGGAGCATACTCAGGTAATACTATTCAAAATCCTTATTCACAAAAAATAGGAAATCAACAAGAAGACCTCCGTTGGCTTCTTTGATATTTATAACAATAACTTAAGCAATGGCTGATACTAGTATATTTTCAAGATTAAGAAGACTCTTTTCAACTGATGTAGTCATCAGGAATGAAGGGGGCAGCCAACTAAAAGTAGTTGATACTGATCACATTCAAACTAGTGGTGAATTCCAAACAAACTCTCTAGTAGACAGATTTGGAAAAATTTATACTAACCCAGCTGCTACATCTCTTTTAGGTCAACAATTTAACCTACAATATCAGTATCTTAGAGTTTACTTATATAGTGACTACGATACAATGGATACAGATGCAATTGTAGCATCTGCTCTTGATATTATAGCTGACGAATGTACTCTAAAGAATGATATGGGTGAAGTACTTCAAATTAGAAGTAGCGATGATGACATCCAGAAAATTCTTTACAACTTATTCTATGATGTACTTAACATTGAATTCAATCTATGGTCTTGGGTTCGCCAAATGTGTAAGTATGGTGATTTTTTCTTAAAGCTAGAAATTGCAGAAAAATTTGGTGTATATAATGTTGTGCCTTATACAGCCTATCATATCCAAAGACGTGAAAACTTTGATATGGAAAACCCAGCCAAAGTTCAATTTGTATACTCACCTGATGGTTATTATACAGGTGGTTCGGGGTATTATGCTACACCAAACACTAAACCTACTGAAAATACCATTGTATTTGACAATTACGAGATAGCTCACTTCCGTTTATTAACGGATGTTAACTATCTTCCTTATGGTCGTTCATATCTTGAACCCGCTCGTCGTTTATTTAAGCAGTATGTATTAATGGAGGATGCGATGCTTATTCATAGAATTGCTCGCGCCCCAGAAAAACGTATTTTCTACGTTAACGTAGGTAATATTCCACCTCAAGAAGTTGAAGCATTTATGCAGAAAACTATCAACACAATGAAGAAAACTCCATTGATGGATGAAAAAACAGGTGAATATAATTTAAAATATAATATGCAGAACCTACTTGAGGATTTCTATATCCCAGTAAGAGGTAATGATACTGCAACTAAAATTGATACTACAAAAGGTCTAGAATATAATGGTATTGAAGACGTAGCTTACCTAAGAGACAAATTATTCGCTGCTCTTAAGGTACCTAAAGCATTCATGGGTTACGAAAAAGACCTAACAGGTAAAGCTACACTAGCTGCTGAAGATATTCGTTTTGCTCGTACAATTGACCGTATTCAAAGAATCTTTATTTCCGAGCTTTACAAAATTGCTTTAGTACACCTTTACACTCAAGGATACGACGGAGAACAATTAACAAACTTCGAACTTAAATTAACTACTCCTTCAATCATTGCAGAACAAGAGAAAATTGCTCTGTTAACTCAAAAGGTTGAATTAGCTAAGCAAATGCTTGAAACTAAAATTATCCCAACTGATTGGATCTACGATAACGTATTTGAATTCAGCCAGGACCAGTATGATGAGTACAGAGAGTTAATTATTCAAGACCAAAAACGTGCTTTCCGTAACCAACAAATTGCTGAAGAGGGTAACGACCCAGTTGAAACAGGTCGCTCATATGGAACACCACACGATTTAGCTTCACTTTACGGTAGAGAAAGATACGAAGATAATTCACTACCAGATGGGTACGATGAGAAAAAACCACTTGGTCGCCCAGAAGAAAAAGCAACTAATACAAATACTCAAGACAACGCTTTTGGACGCGATCGTTTAGGTAGAAAAGATATGAAAGTAGACGATACTGAAGTATCTATCAGAACTAATTTTAAAGGTGGTTCACCTTTAGCATTAGAAAATAGTAAACTTGAATTAGCTAAGAATAAAACTTTACTAGAAGGTCTTCAAAAGAAACTTGTTTTTGAACAAGACAAAGCTAAAGAATCGTTATTAGATGAGTCTAATTTGACTGATTAAATATCTCAATATATTTATAATAAATCCTAATAGGAATGAATATTAAACATTCGAAATATAAAAATACGGGCATTCTATTCGAATTACTTGTTCGTCAGGTAACAGCTGATACCCTTAATGGTGGTCAATCTCCCGCATTAAATATTATTAAGAAATTTTTCGTAAAAAGTGAATTAGGTAAAGAGCTTAAATTATACGAAACGTTAACTAAAAGTAAAAAAATAAACGAATCCCGTTCAAATTTACTTATTCAAACTCTATTAGAATCTGCTAATAAGCTTAATAGAAAAACTCTTAAAAGAGAAAAATATAACCTTATTAATGAGATTACAAAGCATTATAATTTAGATGAGTTCTTTAAAACAAAACTCCCTAATTATAAAACACAAGCTGCTTTTTATACATTAGTTGAAGCCCAAAATTCATCTGATTTAATCGACCCCGAACAAATCGTATCTAACAAGTATACTATCCTAGAACACTTAACACTAGGCCCTATAAATCAGGAAAAAGTAAAAGACGAGGTAATCCAAGAATTTCAAACATACGATAAGGACGTAAGAATGTTAACTTACAAGATCCTATTAGAAAAATTCAACGGTAAATATTCAGATCTATACGAATCACAAAAAGAAGTACTTAAAGAATTTATCACTTCAGTCGATTCAACCCCAAAACTAAGAACATTCTATAATAATAGAATCCAAATGTTAAAAGAAGAACTAGGGGTTCTTAGTAAAAACGTAGCAGATAAAGCTGTACAAATTAAATTAAATGAGGTGTTACCTCTTATCGTTGAGATAGACAAAACACAACCTATCAAAAACGAAAATATAGTTGACTTACTCCAATACTGCGAACTCGTAGAAGAACTTAAAGCAGCCAATGGATCAACTATTAAATAAAATCCGCGAAGTAGCAAGGGGAAGAAAATTTATCCTTAAACCCACACCTGGTGGTGAGGAAGAATTTGAATCAGACGTAATATACGTCCCTGATTTTGAAATTCTTTTAAAGGACATTAACCGTGCTTTAGATACACTTAAAACTATTGCTACTGATCCTGAGATAATTAATGATCCTAAATTCGGAGAAATTTATCAAGAATTTAGAAAACTAAGAAACAATCTTAGAACTCACATGCGCAACAAATATCCTTCAGAATACCAAAAAATTAAGGGTATGTTTGAAATGGCAGGTACTGGTGGTGGAGCTGGTGCTGGTTCATTTTCTACAGGAGCAGGAGCACAATATGCTACTCCATTCGCTTTTAAATTAGCTCCTAAAATGAAAAAACTAGGTGAAAATAATCCTGGTGCTTCTTTAGGTAAAGGTCCAAAAGCAGGAACTACAGGTGTAAAAAATAATTACTATACTAAAGCTTTTGGTTTCAAACCAGTTGATAGTAAAAAGTTAGCTGCTCAATCTAAGGCTATAGACACTAAATATTTATGGGGTAAATAATATTTATAGGTATGTATAAGTACAAGTTAAAATCTAGATTAAACGAGGCGGATCCTAAAAGAGTAGAGTTCCAAAATCAACGCATCGAAGCATTTAAAGCTATCGAAGCTAGATTAAACAGCTTATACCCAGCTATTGATAGAGCAAAAGACGAAACAATAACTTACTATAAAGAAAATCCAGGTTCATATGCTGTAGTAATACCTACAGATTTGATTATGGACTATTTAAACGACATTGAAGAATTATTAAATAAATAAAAATGGCAAATATACCTGTAAATGCAAAAGCAATCTCAATTAGTGGGTCAGGAGCAGTAACTGGTTCTTACGCTGGTTTTACAGTAGCACAAGCTGCTACGTTTACCGGACTAAAAGATTCTCGTGATAATGATTTAGCAGCCGGTGGAGTTTTAACATTTGGTACAGGTGTTACTGTGCCTTTATATGTAACTAGTGCTTCACTATCTTCTGGAGCAGTAATATTTTATCTATAAATTATGAAAACCTTACAAGAACAATACAATCTAATCCAGGAAGGAAAAGGACATAAAGATATGTTCTTGAAATCTGCTCGTAGATTATTCCCTGAATATGTTACAAACTTTGCTACATATGGTGAAGCTACAACTATTTTAAAACAAAGAGGCATTTTAAGTGAAATGATAGTAGGTGGTGGTATTTCATCCCAACGTGCTTTTGACCCATTTAAAGCCTTTAATTCATACGTTAACGAAGCTTCAGAACAAGAAACACCTGTTAGAGCTCCTAAAGCTTCTGGTGCTTACGAAACTAAAGCAGTAAACACTAAAATCTCTAAAGAAATAGAAGATAACCAAAGAGAAACTGGATTTAATAATAAAAACTATAAAGATATTGATAATCTTTATGGTCAAGAATTTTTAGAGGGATACTACGCTGAAATGAAAGATCCTAAGAATGCTGATAAAACTGTAGACGAGTTAAAAGAAATCGTTAGAAAAAATTTAGCTAAAAATCCTTCATTCTATGTAGAAAATGCTGCTTTTGGTGTTAAAGGAATTGGTTACACAAAAGACGCTCCTGGATTAGGTGAATCAAAACCAGCAAAAGGAAAATACAAAGCAAGTGGATACGGTGATATCAAGTAATGAAACAAGTACTAATTGAAACCCAAGCATTTCAGGTTAACCCTGTTCAGCTAACTGAAGGTATCAAATCTCCAGTAGGTAATCCTATTGTTGAAGGTATTTTAGCTACAGCAGAGGTTAGAAATGGAAATAGCCGTTATTATAAAAAGGATTTGTGGGAAAGAGAAATCGATAAGTATATGAATGTTGTTAAAGAAAATAGAGCAACAGGCGAACTTGACCACCCAGATTCTTCAATCATTAACCTTAAAAACGTATCTCACATTATCCGCGATATGTGGTGGGATGGAGATCACGTAGTAGGTAAAATTGAGGTACTACCAACCGTTTCAGGTAACATTTTAAAAGCACTAATTGAAAACAATGTTCAAGTAGGTGTTTCTTCTCGCGGTATGGGTTCATTAAAGCCAATGGGAGAAGGTATGATGGAAGTACAAGACGATTTTGAATTACTATGTTGGGATTTCGTTTCAACACCTTCTAACCCAGGTTCATTTATGCACCTAGTACGCGAAGGTAAAGAATATAATACAGTAAATCATTACGTAAAAGCAAGTGGAATTTTAACAGAAATTCTATGTGCTAAGGGTACTTGCCCTATTATATAATATTTAAGAAGCCTGCTACCTTAGGCAAGGTCCCCGAAAGGGGGCCTTTTTTTATTTTTGAGAGATCCCAATATATGTATAGACATAATATGCTATCTTTTATATAGCATTCATAAATGTATAATTCCGATTACGGTTGAACTGAATAACCGTACCCCCCAAATCAAATTTTGTGGTTTAAACAATGGCAAATAGAGACCTATTAAAAGAGGCTATTGCTGATGCTAAATCTGTTAAAGAAGCAGCTATCGCAAACGCCAAAGCCGCTCTTGAGGAAGCCTTTACACCATATCTTAAGGAGAAATTCTCTGCTAAGTTAGCAGAAATGGAAGCCGAAGAAATGGATGAGGCTAAAGAAGAGATGGATGAAAACTACAGCGAAGATTCTATGGAAGAAATGTCAAATCCAGTGATGCGTAAAGGCCTTAAAGGCGACGATACCGAAGAAAAACGTACTGAAAAAATGCGTGAAGAAGAGGACACAATGGACGAGATGGATCTAGATGAACTCCTAGCTGAACTCGATGAGGAAATGGGCAAAGACAAGGAAATGGAAGAAACCCTAAACGAACAAGAAGAAGAGGAAATGGAAATGGACTCTGAAGAAGAAGTTGAAGGTGAAGAGGAAGACGAAATCGACCTTGAAGACATGACCGAAGAAGAGCTTAAGGA